CTGAATACTATTCATTACCTGATAATTATATAGCTATGCGTAATATTAAATTAAATTCCGATCCTAAAACAGCATTACAATATCTAACTCCTGAAATAATGGATAGATTACAAGCTGGAAGCAGCACAGGTAAACCTAAAGCCTATTCAATCAAAGGTAATGACATACAAATTAGACCTATACCTGATGGTGTTTATGAGATTGAGATATCTTATTATAAAACCTTTACAGCTTTATCAGATTCAAATACAACAAACGATATGCTTACTCATCACCCTGATGTTTATCTATATGGAGCATTAGTAGAAGCAGAACCCTATTTAATGAATGACCAAAGATTACAAGTATGGTCAGGATTATACGATAGAGCAAAAAAAGATATTATAGAATCAAATGAAAGAGATAGACATTCAGGTACAGCACCAGTAACAAGAATTGATTACGGATTATATTAATGACTACATGGGCAGTACAGTCTACAAGTTCAACAACTTGGACTATAGAATCAAATACATCTCAAGGTTACTTTGAAACAGAAGATAACTTAGATATATTAACTACGGAAGATGGATTATTACTTCAACAAGAAGGGGCAGTAGTAATAGCTCCTGATGATTGGCAAGATGTACCAGCAACCACAACCACAACATGGGTAATACAATAAATGGCAACACAAAAATTTAGTGATTTAACAGCAGTAACAACCCCTAATACAGAATCAGTCTTTGCTGTTGCATATTCTGGTGCAAACTATAAATTAACCATTACAGATTTAGCAGCTAATTTACCAGCAGTCACAGCAACAAGTCTTACTTCTTCTGGAACATTAACTACTTCTAGTAACGCTACTATAGGTGGCGATTTAACCATATCAGGTGATGACTTGTTTATGGCAACTAATACCAGTGGTGCAGCTTTAATAGCAGATGGAACGAATTTTAACCCTGTGGTTATATCAGGGGATATATCTATAGGAACAACAGGTACGGCAGCTATAGGAAGTGGCGTAATTATAGATGCTGATGTAAATGCTTCAGCAGCTTTGGCTTTTTCTAAAATGGAAAATTTAACAGCATCAAGACTGTTAGTATCAGATGGTAGTGGAGATGTTAGTATATCAGCAGTAACTTCAACAGAAGCAGGTTACTTAGATACTGTATCTTCAAACATACAAACACAATTAGATTCTAAAGCATCTTCCAGTTATGTACCTACAACTATAACAATTGCAGATGAATCAACAGATACAACTTGTTTCCCATTATTTGTAACAGCAGCAACAGGTGATTTACCACCGAAGTCAGGAACTAATTTAGCTTTTAATTCTAATACAGGATTATTAACAGCAACAGGATTTAGTGGACCACTTACAGGAAATGTAACTGGAAACACATCAGGTACTTCAGGAAGCACAACAGGAAATGCAGCAACAGCTACTTCAGCAGCAACTTTAACTACAGCTAGAACAATTGGTGGTGTAAGCTTTGATGGTTCAGCAGCTATAAATTTACCAGGTGTAGATGCAGCAGGTAATCAAAACACTAGTGGTACGGCAGCAGGACTCTCAGCAACACTCGCAGTAGCAAGTGGTGGTAGTGGAGCAACAAGTTTAACAGCTAATGGCGTATTGATTGGTAATGGCACAGGTGCAATTACTTCTGTAGATATGGCTACTAAAGGAAAGATTTTAATTGGTGATGGAAGTGGTAATCCACAGATGTTATCAATAGGCAGTAATGGACATGTATTAACGGCAGCTTCAGGAGAAACAACTGGGGTTTCATGGGCAGCAACAGCATCAACTATTACTCCTCCAACTATTACAAGCATATCACCCTCAGTAGCTATCTCTTCTACAGCTACAACTATTGTTATAACAGGTACAAATTATGTTCTTACTCCTAATGTAGAAATTATTAATTCAAGTGGAGCTATGAGCTACCCCTTAACAGTAGTAAGAAACAGTGCTACTCAATTAACCATTACAGTTAACATATCAACTAAGGCTAGTTACTATTTAAGAGTTGAAAACCCTGATGGACTAGCAGTTAGGTCAAGTACAGCATTACTCACAGTATCTGATGCACCTACATTCTCAACTTCTTCTGGAAGTTTAGGAGAAGGAGCGGCGGGAGCGGCGTTAAGCTTTGATGTAGATGGTAGTAGTGATTCAACAGTCGCTTTCTCTCTTCTTTCAGGGGCTTTCCCTACTGGACTTAGTTTGAATACAGTAACTGGTGTTATATCAGGTACAGAAAGCTCAGGTATTTCAGAAACAACAGTATATAACTTCACCTTACGATTAACGGATGCAGAATTACAGACTGCAGATAGAGCATTTTCTATATCAGTTTCAGTCGGCATGGCTAACTCAGGACAATTTAACTAATGGCTAATTCATATTTAAAAAGAGAAGTATCAACAGGAACTAACCAAAAAACTTGGACAGTAAGTGCGTGGGTTAGACTGGGAAGAATAGGTGTAAGCCATACTATCTTTGGTAGTGATGTTCAAGATGATGGAAGTAATTATGCAACTCTATCTATTGAGGGTGATGGTTTATTAAAATTTATTAATATGCAAAGTGGTTCACTTGTTACTAACTATCAATCCAATAGAAAATTACTAGATTTAACTTCTTGGTATCACATAGTATTAAGAATAGATACAACTCAAGTAACTGCTGGAGATAGAATTAGATTGTATGTTAACGGAGAACAAGAAACTTCATGGGCTTACTCAACAAATACAGGCAGTCAAAATGCAGACACAGGAGTCTTTAAATTAGGCAATGCTACTTTAGTAGGAACAAGAATTTCTACTGGTGGTAATTGGTTTGAAGGAAACATTGCCCATATGCATATAGTTTCAGGGCAATCTTATGCACCTACAGTATTTGGAGAAACTGATTCAACTACTGGAGAGTGGAAACCTATACTAAGTCCTTCAGTTACTTATGATTCAGAAAATTCTGCTTTCTTAAAGTTTGAAGATTCTGGTGCATTAGGCACAGACAGTAGTGGTCAATCAAATACCTTTACAGTAAATGGAGATTTAAAACAATCAAACAGCACAACCAGTAATAGTTTTCCTATCCTTGATGACTTTCAAGTTCAACATACTAGTAAAATAAAAAATGCTGGGACTACTAAAATAAGTTATGCTAATGGAACTTATGGTGTAAATTGCACCACGATGATGGCAAAAGGCAAATGGTACTGGGAAGTTAAAAGTGAAACAGATGCAACAAATGAATCATATGCTATACAGATGTATCTAAATGGCTCGGTTTCAGCATATATGTGGATATATAATCCAAATACTTCACATATGGGTAGGAATGCAGATGGTTCAGGTATCACTTTCTTTCCTAATCAAGCTACACCTAAATTTATTTTTGAAAATACAGCACTAAGTTATGGTGCTCAAGCAAGTGCTAACGATATTATTATGTGTGCAGTAGACTTATCAGGAGCTACAGCAAAACTATGGTTTGGAAGAAATGGCACATGGCACAATGCACCAGGAACTTCTGATGTAGGAGTACCAAACACAGGAGCTAATCCTGGATTATCTTTTGCTAAAGGTGATGATTTTTGGGGAATTAATATTTCATCAGGAGATAATGCTGCAAACACTGGGTTAAGAGATACTCATATAAATTTTGGAACTGGGTTCTTTGGGACAGTTGCAGTAGCTAGTGCCAATGAAGATGACAATGGAGTCGGTGTATTTGAATATGATGTACCAGCTGGATTCTATGCAATCTGCACAAAGAACATTAAGACTTACGGATAGGAGAACGATATGGCATTTACAGTAATAGCAAAATCATCAGACCACTTTGATTGCCCAACATGGGTAGGAAGTGATAGCACAACAACAATTAATGGAATGGGTTTTAAGCCTGATTCACTTTGGATAAAAAAATATAATAGCACTGGAAACCCTGTGATGAATAACTCAACAGGTGGAACAGCTAAGAACTGGATTCCTAGTGGCGACAATGCTGTTAATACAACAGTGCATGTAGCAAGTTATACATCAGATGGCTTTACTTTAACTGGAAACATAGATGATACTAATAATGCAAGTTTTGAATATATGGCAGCATGTTGGAAAGTAAATGGTGCAGCAACCAGCTCAAACTCAGATGGAAGTATTACAAGCACAGTACAGGCAAATACAGTAAGTGGTGTATCAATAGTACAGTTTACTGGAACTGGGGCTAACGCTACAGTCGGACATGGTCTTGGGGTTGCACCAAAATATATTATTGTTAAATCATTAGCTACATCAGGTAGAGGTAGAGTCTACAATGGTGGAGCTACTCTGTTAACAGACCCACAAACTGATTCAGGGACATTTGCAAACACTGCAGCAGACACAGATGACGCAACAGCTTGGAATGATACAGCAACTACATCATCAGTTTTTTCATTAGGCTCATCAGCATTAAGTAATGCTAATACTCAGGAATGTATTGCTTATTGTTTCGCAGAAGTACAGGGGTTTAGTAAATTTGGATTTTATGAGGGTAGTGGAAATGCCACAAAATCAACAGTTGTTTATTGTGGTTTTAAACCCAAATGGATAATGATTAAGAACAGAGATGTAATTGAAGATTGGGCAAATAAAGTATCAGGCTTAACAGGTTATGGTTTAGGTGGTCAAAGAACAAGAACCTTAAAATATAATTCTAATGCTTCTGAAACAGCTTCTACTGTTACTATTACAAGTAATGGATTTAGAGTTACTTCAACAGATGTTGAGATAAATGGTGAGAACCAAGAATACGGATACATGGCTTTTGCTGAAATGCCAATGGTAGGAACTAACGGAACAATAGCTTTAGCTACATAGGAGAAACAAATGGGATTAGAAACAGGAACATATATATCGGACTTAAATAGTTCAAACCCAGTAGCTGGAGATCCAGTTAACGAAGGTGATGACCATTTAAGATTATTAAAATCGACAGTCAAA